TCCACACAATTTCTAACTTACCGTCTGCTCTGTAGTTAAATATACAGTCCGCGGTGGACAGGCCATTCAACGGCTGCGCAGTGGGTGAAAAACTCACGTTCGTTGCCTGCCGCTCTGCGTCACCGGCGAAGATGTTGCCAGGGTAACCCGCGTGCATGTGAACCGGGTCTGCTAGATAAGCGTTCAAACCAGATGCGTCTTGCAATCCAGTAATCCCGCCCGCCGCATTTATCCCAGTGATATTCGTTGTAACAACTCCTGGTATGGTGGACACAACGTTAAGAGTACCACCCACAGACCGCACTAAACGATATGTCCCCCCATTCACCTGAGTGAATGTATCACCCACTAAATAATTTTGCCCTAAAGCTGTAGTGGTATAATTTATACTCATTCCTGTATTGTTCGAGTTGGCCGCGGCGGCCACCGAGGACCAGTTAAAAGTAACATCCACAGCAGCACCAGAACCATTTATATTGGTATATTCGTAGTACGCCGCGTTGCCCGGTGCGAGTTCGAGCCCCGAGATCACGGGAAGTTCATTATTTCCGAATTCTGAAAAGGATATAATTTCGCCTGATGGACCCACGCTAGCTACAGTCAACTCAAGCGTCGTCACCGCGACGGCGACGAGCGTCGCGTCGTGCACGAAGCTACCCGAAACAGAAATAATATCTCCAACTGAATAATTTAAACCACTTGCATTAAATGTGACAGTTGCGGCATCGCCGCCCGCACCGCCCTCGTACGTTAGCACCACTATCGCACCAGAACCATCTTTATTAGTATTAGAATAACTAACGCCCGTTGTTCCTCCGCTAACGTTGTGTGATACTTCTATAGCTGTGAGCGCTGATGTTACTGCTTGGATGTGTCCTGAAGCATTAACATCAGCCACGGTTAATACCACGTCATTAGCACTTGTTCCGTATGAGGAAGAAATAGCGGATCCTGAAATAGTAATTGTGTCACCAACAAGATAATCCACACCTGCTCCCGAGATAGTAACGAGGGTGGCCAGGGCATCCCCTGACACATTAAAAGTTGCCGTTTTGCCAGCCTCCACATTAGGTAAATAAACGACGCCGCCCCCGATCGAGTCTACGTAGTAAATAACGTCGGATAAGGTAATAATCAAATCATTCGCTGGGGAAGTACCACTTAAACTAGTTCCAGATATCGAAATCGTATCACCTGGTAAAAAACCAGCACCAGAGTTAGTAAAAGCAACCGTATAAGTTGCATCGGCTAGATTATTAACATTAAAAACGGCATCGAAGCCCGGACCAACGCTATTAACAGTAACTCCGGATGTGACCGAATCCAGTCCCGAAAAAGTTAATATCGTAGCAGCGGGGGTAGGTTCGTCCTGTGGAATGCGAGCACCACTGTGGTGTTCGTATCGCTGAACGGTTTTAAAGTAGTCACCGGTTCTCCTCTGAAAGCGGTCATGTCCATTGAGTTGTAGTACGGCAGAGCATACAGTTCCGGAACCATCTGTGGCATTACAGCACGAGGTACTATCAGCGCGGTCTCTCCATATAAGTTCTTTGACTGGGTGGTTAAATCGTAATATAGTTTGAGTATTTCCTTTATGACTTATGCCGTTGTTATATTGCACCTGCTCAATCAGATATTCGTGACTTACTTGGGCGAATTTACGTCTTTCCTCGGTATCAAGGAAAATATAGTCGCACCATAGTTCGGCAGACATACTACTGGCTATATTACAGAATTTAATATTAAATTTGACCTCGTGGTATTGGAGAGCAATAAGAGGCAGAGCCAAACCAGGATGTCTGCAAAACCAGAATTGAAGTGGGACATACGACCTATGTTTAGTTCCTGAACTACCACATTCAGAATCGGTGGAATCTAACATTCCCTCTAACATCTTTTTCTTATCATATGGATGGGTGAGATCGCACCATATCTTCATCCATTGACCATAATGTTTATCAACGACTTGTCCACCAATTTCAACTTCGACATACTCAATTGCATCAAATCCTGTTATTGCTGGAGTTGTAGAATCTATTAATTCTAGGTAGACACGATGTAAGAGATCTCCATTTCTTGCTACAGTTACTGAAACTTTACTTCCAGAGCCGATGGAACCATTAATAGTTTGTTCGATGGATTCTACTGCGAAGTTTGTGTGTCTTCGGTAAACTACTTTGAAGAAGGTAACTTGTGGGTTACCTGTTAGGTAAATATCTTGCGAGCCATAAGCTACTAATTGCATAAGTCCGCCACCCATATATATATATATATATACCGGTAATTTTGAAAATAAAGTAACTAATATAAAAATGTGTTTTTCTATATAAGTTATTTTCTAAAAAGAATTTAGTTAGAGTATGCGAGACCGCCCATACCGCTCATGATTCTGAGAACGTTGTAGTTGACGGCGTATACGTCGAGTTGGGTGGCTGCACCTTGATTGACTACATCGATGTGTAAGACAGCGTTGTCGATTCTTGAGAAATTGCAGGTTCCTGATGGTTGGTGTTCCTCTGGTTTGAGGGCGAAGGAATACATGTAGAGCGCTCCGGCGCATGTCGCCAAGGTGTCGTCGTTTTGCGATGAACCAGTGTGATGTTCGTATCTTTGAACAGTCTTGAAGTAGTCGCCAGATCTCTTTCTGAAGCGATCGTGACCGTTGAGTTGTAAAAGAGCTGAGCATACTGCTCCTGAACCGTCGTTGGCATTGCAGCAAGAACCTGGGGCTCTGTTTTGCCAGATGAGTTCTTTAACTGGGTGGTTGAATCTGAGTTCAGTTTGTACATCTCCAGTATGAGTTACACCGTTATTGTATTGGACCTGTTCGATGAGGTATTCGTGGCTGACTTGAGCGAATCTACGTCTTTCATCGGTGTCGAGGAAAATGTAATCGCACCATACTTCAGCTCCCGTATTGGGTGCTACGAGAGTGCAGAATTTAATGTTAAGTTTGACTTCGTGGTATTGAAGGGCAATTAAAGGAAGTGCTAAGCCAGGGTTTCTGCAGAACCAGAATTGAAGAGGTATGTATGAACGGTTGTCGGTGCCAGCACCACTGCAAGCGCAATCCTTGGCGTCTAACATCTTGGCAAGCATGGCTTTCTTGTCGTTGCCGTGCGTTAGGTCGCACCAGATCTTCATCCATTGACCGTAGTGTTTGTCAATAACTTGGCCGCCAACTTCTACTTCTACATAATCGATGGCATCAAATCCCGTGTCCCCGCCTGACGCACCATTAACTAATTCGATGTATACACGGTGTAAGAGATCGCCGTTTCTTGCTACAGTTACTGAAACTTTACTTCCAGAACTAACGGAACCATTGATGGTTTGCTCGATGGATTCTACTGCGAAGTTAGTGTGTCTTCTGTAAACTACCTTGAAGAAGGTAATTTGTGGGTTACCCGTAAGGTAAATATCTTGTGCGCCGTAAGCTACTAATTGCATAAGTCCGCCTCCCATTTTATTTATATATATAAGTGAGATAATAATTTCGTGGAAATTAATTAATTAAATTAAAAAAACTAATATAATACTTTATTAGGTTTTTTATAGTGAATTGAGCTTAGTTAGAGTATGCGAGACCACCCATACCGCTCATGATTCTAAGGACGTTGTAGTTGACAGCATATACATCGAGTTGGTTGACGGCGGAGGCTGCACTGGTGACGACGTCGACGTGAAGAACAGCGTTGTCGATTCTTGAGAAATTGCAGGTTCCTGATGGTTGGTGTTCTTCTGGTTTGAGCGCGAAGGAATACATGTAAATATTACCAGCATCAACGCAGTCATTCGACCCACCCATACCGCTGTGGTGTTCGTATCTTTGGACATTCTTGAAGTAGTCCCCAGATCTCTTTCTGAAGCGGTCGTGTCCGTTGAGTTGTAAAAGAGCCGAACATACTGTTCCTGAACCGTCGTTGGTGTTGCAGCATGCTCCTGGATTGCGGTCTTGCCATATGAGTTCTTTAACTGGGTGGTTAAATCTAAGTTCGGTTTGTGTGGATCCTGTGTGGCTAACACCGTTGTTGTATTGAACTTGCTCGATGAGGTATTCGTGGCTGACTTGGGCAAATCTACGTCTTTCGTCTGTGTCGAGGAAGATGTAGTCGCACCATACTTCAGCACCAACGGTTTTATTGGTCTTTGGAGTAAGGGTGCAGAATTTAATGTTGAGTTTGACTTCGTGGTATTGGAGAGCAATTAAAGGAAGAGCTAAACCAGGGTTTCTGCAGAACCAGAATTGAAGAGGAATGTAAGATTTGGTGGATTCGGTACCGCATCCGCAGCCGGCGGCATCACATAACATCTCGTTTAACATGGCTTTTTTATCCGCATCGTGGGTAAGATCACACCAGATCTTCATCCATTGACCGTAGTGTTTGTCAATAACTTGACCGCCGACTTCTACTTCGACGTAATCAATCGCATCGAAACCAGCGTTCGCGCCAGCACTGATATCACTTAATTCGATGTATACACGGTGTAAGAGATCGCCGTTTCTTGCTACAGTTACTGAAACTTTGCTTCCAGAGCCAACGGAGCCGTTGATGGTTTGTTCGATGGATTCTACTGCGAAGTTTGTGTGTCTTCTGTAAACTACCTTGAAGAAGGTAATTTGTGGGTTACCTGTAAGGTAAATATCTTGTGCGCCGTAAGCTACTAATTGCATAAGTCCGCCTCCCATTTTATTATATATATATACAAGAAAATAATTTCGTGGAAATTAATTAATTAAATTAAAAAAACTAATATAATACTTTATTAGGTTTTTTATAGTGAATTTAGCTTAGTTAGAGTATGCGAGACCACCCATACCACTCATGATTCGGAGGACGTTGTAGTTGACGGCGTATACGTCTAATTGAGTAGCCGATGCGCCGGTAGTGGCATTTATGTGAAGAACAGCGTTGTCGATTCTTGAGAAATTGCAGGTTCCTGATGGTTGGTGCTCTTCTGGTTTGAGGGCAAAGGAATACATGTAAATATCACCGGCATTTACTAGGTCACCCATGCTGGCACGTTCGGCGCCGCTGTGGTGCTCGTATCTTTGAACCGTTTTGAAGTAGTCCCCAGATCTCTTTCTGAAACGATCGTGTCCATTAAGCTGTAAGAGGGCTGAGCATACATTAGATAACCCCGACGCGTCGTTGCAGCAAGTAGTCCCGGCAATTCTTTCTTGCCAGATGAGTTCTTTAACTGGGTGGTTAAATCTGAGTTCAGTTTGTACATCGGTGCCGGCGACGTGGCCTACGCCGTTGTTGTATTGAACTTGCTCGATGAGGTATTCGTGGCTGACTTGAGCGAATCTGCGTCTTTCGTCGGTGTCAAGGAAGATGTAGTCGCACCATACTTCAGCGCCGGTCATGGCTGTGGTTGTGTTGCAAAATTTAATGTTAAGTTTGACTTCGTGGTATTGAAGGGCAATTAAAGGAAGTGCTAAACCTGGATTTCTGCAGAACCAGAACTGAAGAGGGATGAAGGCCGTCCCGTTGGTGTTGGTTCCAGCGCAATCACATTTATCACCATTGAGAAGTCCTTTTAACATTACTTTCTTATCGTATGAGTGGGTAAGATCACACCAGATCTTCATCCATTGGCCGTAGTGTTTGTCAATAACTTGGCCCCCTATTTCTACTTCAACGTACTCGATGTGGTCAAAACCTGAAGCATCGTTGCCGGCACCAACTGATACTTCTACATATACACGGTGTAAGAGATCTCCGTTTCTTGCTACAGTTACTGAAACTTTGCTACCTCCGGTTGCAGAGCCGTTAATAGTTTGTTCGATGGATTCTACTGCGAAGTTGGTGTGTCGTCTGTAAACTACCTTGAAGAAGGTGATTTGTGGGTTACCTGTAAGGTAAATATCTTGTGCGCCGTAAGCTACTAATTGCATAAGTCCGCCTCCCATTTTATATATATATATAGACAAGAAAATAATTTATAGAAAATAGAATAAATTATTTTAATTTAATAATTTATCATATTATTTGCGTTTTAGCTTTAATTATGTAGTAAATTCAATATTCCATCTTTAAACCGGAGGATATTATGTTTAATTATATATACATGTAGGGTGCTGGAATTAATACTATTTATAGTGTCAATTTCTAAAGTAAAAGTATTGTATTTTTCTGTAGTTAAAAAACCCGATGATTGAAAGTCGGATGGATTTAAGCAAAAAACCTGACTATGTATATTTAAATCATTTAAATCGGTGAAATCTTTATACGAAGCCCCGCCATTAAAATCTACACCATTTACAACTGGAGTTTTAAAATAACTGAAACGATTCACTAAGGCCGTTCTGTTCGCATCCGCGCAGTCTAAAATAGGAGTACCATTTAAAAGAATCGTAGTTTTCTTTATGTGGGCTTCGCTTTTTAAATCATTAGTGGGTATGGTAGGCAGTGTATTCCATAATAAATATTTGACATATTTATTTCGGGGAAGGTCTATTTTAACCTTACTTTCATTAATGATATTTCGTTTGTTTACGATTTCAACCTGTTCAATCAAATATTCTAACGAACTATTTTTAAAAACATCTTTTTCTTTATGTGTTAAATTTGTGTATTGAACTAATAAATCTAAATTTCTTATTAACGATAAAGATTTATTGGTCTTTAATTTTATTTGGACTACTAATCTTGGTTTGGTTAATAACCATATGGGAAATGCTGACCCAGGATTTTTAGTGAACCAAAACGGGAGAGGGACGTGGAGAACATTATTTCGCTCGTCGCGATTAATATCTTTAAAGTTATTTTCTAAAGATTCCTTTGTTAAAGAAGTTAAATCTATAAACTGTTTATATTGGCAATTGTTGCTGTGAAGCTTATGATATAATGCGATGTAATTATAATCAATTGTGCTTAATACTTGGTCATTATACTTAAAAGTTACCGATTCTATAAATTCTAAAGCGTGAAAACGACCAGAAGAATCATTTGCTAATGTTTCTCCAGAAATATTTAATCTTAATAATACATTAGAAATAAGGTCTCCCTCAATTGGTAAATGCATGGTTATAAACGAAGACTCGGTAAAATTTAAATTATTACTGGGATTAATAGCATTCCAATTTTGACCAAAGTAACTATATGTTTTTTTTGGCGATTTAAAAAAGCTATGTTTTGAGTTGTCAGTTAAATAAGTATCTTCTTCTCCTTTGGTTAATAATATAATTTTTGAATTTGACATTATTCGTATTAATATATAAAGATACAATAATTATAAAAATATATTTTATTAATTTTATAATTATTTAGTTAGTAAAAGCCAAAGCTCCTAAACCCCCTGTAATTCGGAGAATATTGTAATTTAAAGCATAAATATTTACTACTTTGTTTTTATTTTGAGCGTCTTCGGAGGTAACGCTTCCCGTGAAATCCCATTTTTTACCCTTATTTAACCCGAATTTAAGTTTAGCATTTTGTAATTTAGAAAAATTTAAGGATCCCGATGGTTGATGTTGTCCTGGGTAAATAGCAAAAGAGTAAGAATATATTCCACTTCCTCTTGAATAATCTTGGTAATTTAATGCGGGGTTCCCCTCCTTTTGTTTAATAAGATCAACATGTTCAATACCATAACTATTGTGATATTGATATTGTTGTGTGTTTCTATAAAAAGGAGCCGGTAATTCATCCATGAGATTTTTATTATTAAGAACGAGAGTGCAATAAGACATTTGGTCTTGTCCTATTCTGAAATTATTCCAATAATTATATTTAAAGCAACCGGTGTTTTTAAAATCACCCGATAAATCGGTATGATAACGAGGTATAGCTTTACCTTCTCTGTCCTGAATGGACCAAAATAATTCTTTAACTGGATATCTGAATCTTAAATCTACTTCGTGTCGTAATTTAGTAAAGTCGGACGAATCCCATTTTCCAGCCACATCATTAATAATGTTATGGATACTTGATTGAACCTGTGTAATTAAATACTCGTGTTTATTACTAGTAAATAATCTTCTTTCTTCTTGATCTAAATAAATATTTTCTAAAAGTAATCTTACATTACTAACACTTATAGGACTAGCTACTGTCTGTTTATCAGAAAGCCTTTCTACCTCAGATTTTTTATTAAATTTAATTTCCAGTTTTACATTTGCATACTGCATAGAAACCAAGGGTAACGCCAAACCAACATTATTATTAAACCAAAATCGTAATGGAATAGTTAATGTTCTTTTACCACCAGCTTCGTTATTAACCTGTATCATATTAGCCAACGCTAAATTTTTTTCTGAGTTTTCAAAAAGTTCATGCCAAATGTGGAGCCACTCCCCATAATGTCTATCAATAAGTTGGTCTCCAATATACAAATCGATAAATTCTATTAAATTATAGGCGAGTGGGGCATAATTTCCTTTATCCGCAGCAGTTTGAGCAAAACCGGAGACATGCCAACCATTTAAATTACCAAACTCTAATCTTTCCGATCCACTAATATTTATATCAACGCATAAATAACTTCGGTGTAATAAATCCGCACCTTTTGGTACATTCATATAAATTTTTTTACCCAAACAATTTTCGGTGCTATGTGCAAATAAAACTTCGGTGTAATCAATAGCGAAGTTCGTATGTCTTTTATAAACTGCTTTAAAGTAGGTAAATTCGGGATTACCTACTAAATATTTATCATGTTCGCTTTTAACGGCTAAAGCTAAGTATCCATAACCCATTTATCATATACAAACATATTTTAATCTACAATAAACCCTGTATTATTTATTTAAATATATTTTCAGATATATAACTAATGAGTCGACCATATTTAAAGAGCTTAGCAGATACCAGCTTTGATAGGCCTAAAAAAACCTATACAGAAAGCATTCAAAATAAAGCCGCTATAAAAGAAAAATTAAAAAATTATGAAAGAGTAGAAGATATAGATGACGTAGAATTTGATACACACGTTAGATATTTTACCCTGGACAAGCAGAATAAGCAGGTTTTTCGCACTGGCGGGTTACTTATTAAAAAACATTCCGAATATGTTAAACTATCAAATGGAAGGATGCAATGGAGTGTGCAAAGATATCATTACGACGCCGACGATGATGAAAAGGAAAATCCTATATTTGAAACGGTTTTTTTCGCTCGTATTTCTAAACAAGATGAATTTAATAAAAAAGAGGAAAAATATATTGCAATTATTAAAAAGCAAAGGGACGAGATTAATAAATTAAAGGATATCATTAAAAAAATCCAAAAAGTTAGATAAAAATATCTAATTCCATAATAATTCTTTTAACGACCTTTTTTTTATTCTTAGATTTATAGGTAACCCCTAATTGTTTTAAATTATATTGAAGCGCTTCTAATTCTAAATTATTCAATTGTTTTTCTATATATTTTCTGTTTATTTTTTTAGGTTTTTCCATTTCGGTGGAAAACCTTTTTTCTAGTTTTATTTTTTTATTTTTTCGTCCATCTTCTAAAGTGGGCTGAGTATTTATTAATTTTATGGAGGCATCTAAAAACATTCTATCATCTATAACGAAGCCCTTTTTTTCTAAATATTTGTCAAATTCTTTTTTAGTTATTTTTTTGTTAATCGCGTGACCATTCTTAATTTCTATATCATCGGAATCTGATGATTTATCAAATTCTATACTTTTAGAGGGGGGCGGAGCTCCTCCATTAGTATAATGAAAACTCTTTGAAATATATGTAAACATTATTATAATTAGATATAATAATATTTTATCTTTTATCTTTTATCTTTTATCTTTTATCTTTTATCTCTTATCTCTTATCTCTTATCTCTTATCTTTTATCTTTTATCTCTTATCTCTTATCTCTTATCTTTTATCTTTTATCTCTTATCTTTTATATTAGACGTTGTAGGGATGAGGTCTTGCCGGAAAGGCTAATTGTGTTTTAGACATAGAAGGTAATTTAATATTTCCTAATTTCCCTAATTTCCCTAAATTTAATTTTGGAACAAGATTACCCAACCCCCCATGCTCTCTCATATAAAGCAGAATTAATATGATTATAATTATTAAAATAGCTAATATAATACAAAATAATGCGAGCTTATTTTTATATTTAAGCGC